GGAGAAATAATGTCCAAAGATCCAAATTACGCTGTAAAGATTGAGCAAGCAATCGCTGCTAAATATGGAGAAGAAGCAATCCAAAATCCAAAGAAGACATGGAACGAGGAAAAAGAAAAAGAATACTTTCAACAATTGAAAGAGTTCTATCGAGAACAGAAACAAGAAGAGGATTTCGACAAGAAAGAAGTAAATGGTGTTTTCATACCAAGAAAACTACTTAATAGTGATTCTAATCGTTCCTGTCCTGTTTGTTCTATCTATACGACCAAAGCCCAAGACGACCTTTATTTCACAAAGTTTGACTGCTGCTTTAAATGTTATATTCAATGGGTTGAGGGCCGAGAAGAAAGATGGAAATCTGGATGGAGACCCAACGATGAAACTAACAACAAAGATGATTAAGCAAATCATTAGAGAAGAGATTGAAGAGGCAAGTGCCAAACCAAGCATTGAAACTATTGCCAAGAAATTGGGTGCCCCTGTTGAAAAAGAAGAAGAAGTTACTCAAGAAGCGTTTGAGCATCTCGCTGAGCTTACACCAGAGCAGATGGCTATGCTTAAGGATGGCCTTATGAATCTTATTCAGATTGCCGGCGGTGCTGGTGGTCTTGCTATTATGCTAGATAAAGTTGCTGAGGAAGTCGGCAAAATGAAAAAAGATAAACAAGAGGACTAAACAATGGCTACAACATTAGAAATTATTAGAGGACTTGCCCAAGCAGCCGCCCATGGTTATGACGGTGGATATGATGAAAGATACTCTCATGATGGCACCGCACGCAAAGTTGGCCTCAAAAGAGAAGAGGGCGACCCAATTATTGATCGTCGTGTTATAGATGGATTTGCTGTCCGCTTCCAAGGGCCACAAATGATTATCACTTATCAGTCAGAGATCAAACTTAAAGAAGTGTATGCTGGTGGTTTTGAGTCCGAGATCGAAAGAAGAATTAACGAAGTTAAAAAGTTTCTCCAAAAAGAATATAAAGCCATTACTGGCAACGGTGTTACTCTCAAGAAAGCCGGCGAACCAAAGGTACTCGTTCAGTCAACTTCTCGTGTTCATTCTTGGGTTCAAGCTACGCAGACATTTGACATTGGCGGTTTGAAAGCAGATGGGATTCGACAACCATCTGAGCCTAGCGTTCGAGATATTACAAAGAAATTTTTGGAACAGGCGTCAAAAAAGCGCCCTGATAATGACACAAGGAAATAATGGCATTTGAGTTATCCAAGCAAGAGATTGTAAAAGAAATTGTAAAGTCGGGCAAAGACCCGATTTACTTTATTAATACTTATTGCCGCATTTCTCATCCTCAACGAGGATTGATCAAGTTTGATACATATCCTTACCAAGACGATCTTCTTCAAGATTTCAACGATTTTCGTTTTACAGTTATTCTAAAGGCCAGACAGTTAGGGATTTCAACAATCACTGCCGCCTATATTGTCTGGCTTATTAACTTTCATCGAGACAAAAATGTGATGGTTCTTGCAACCAAGTTTGCCACAGCAGCAAACCTCGTAAAGAAAGTTAAAAATGTAATGAAGAATTTACCAGATTGGATTCGCATTACAGACATCTCGATCGATAATAGAACATCCTTTGAACTCTCCAACGGCTCGCAAGTGAAGGCTTCATCTACTTCCGGTGATGCGGGTCGTTCGGAGGCACTCTCACTCCTTGTTATCGACGAGGCCGCTTTCGTTGATGGTCTTGAAGAACTTTGGACTGCTCTTTATCCCACGTTGTCAACTGGTGGTCGTTGTATCGCTTTGAGCACGCCCAACGGTGTTGGTAATTGGTTTCACAAAACCTATGTTGATGCCGTTGATGGACAGAATGATTTCAAATCCGTCAGTCTCCCATGGAGTGTTCATCCTGAGAGAGATCAAGCGTGGTTTAAGAACGAGACTAAGAATATGTCTCGCCGCCAGATTGCTCAGGAATTAGAGTGCAATTTCAATTCTTCTGGTGAGAACGTCTTACAGTCAGAAGATATGGAGTGGATCCACGCATGTATAAAAGATCCCGTTTATCGCACTGGATTTGACAGGAACTTTTGGATTTGGGAGAAGTACCAAGAAGGCTCTAAATATCTGCTCGTAGCTGACGTTGCGAGAGGAGACGGAGCAGACTATTCTGTTTTTCATGTTATTAATTTAAACACAATGGAAGTCGCAGCCGAATACCAAGGTAAACCATCGCTTGATCACTACGCTGATATTTTGTATGATGCCGGACGAGAATATGGGAACTGCTTGTTAGTTGTCGAGAACAACGGCATTGGCATCTCAGTTTTAGAAAAACTTATAAACAAAGATTATCCAAATCTTTATTATTCTGTCAAGGGTTCGCACGAATATGTAGAACAACATAAAGCAGAATACATGTCTAATTCCGTACCCGGATTTACTAACTCATCGAAGACAAGACCACTTATTGTGGCTAAAATGGAAGAGTACATGAGAAACAGACTAATTACTGTTAGATCTTCTCGACTTTTTCACGAATTTAAAACTTTTATCTGGCACAATGGGAGACCACAGGCGATGCGATCTTACCACGATGATCTGGTTATGTCACTATCGATTGCTTGTTGGGTTAGAGATACAGCCCTTGAGATTGATAAAAGAGATGTAGCATACAAGAAGGCCATGATGAATGGCATGTATATGAACTCAACAAAGATGAATACCACAATTAAAGGTCAAGACGGACATTCACAATCATTTGAAGAAAAGTATCGAGAAGAAATAAAGAACGCAAAAGATTTCGTTTGGATCTTTAGAGGATAAAATTATGGCTCCACGCAATAAAATTAGAAGAAAAGGTAATAACCCAAATAATCAAGAAAGCGAACTGTTTAAATCGCTAACTCGATTATTTTCCGGACCAATTACCACAAGAAGGACACAGACTGGTAGACAATTAAGGCGCAGACATCTTGACATGTATGCTAGAAAGTTTCGCTCTGCTTCTGGTAAGCAGTTCAAAAAAGTCGAAAGCTATGCTCCAATGTCTAAGCTCAATTCTGCTATGTTTGCAAACCGTAATCGAGCAGAGAGATATGTAGATTTTGATGAGATGGAGTATACACCAGAAATTGCTTCTTCTTTGGATATCTATGCTGACGAGATGACTACGCATTCGGCCCTTCAGCCAATGCTTAATATTAAATGTTCTAATGAAGAAATCTCTTATCTTCTTCAAAATCTATACCACAAAATTCTAAACATTGATTATAATCTTTTCGGATGGTGTCGCACAATGTGTAAATACGGAGATCTTTTTCTTTACCTAGATATTGACGATCAAGCCGGTATTCAAAACTGCATTGGCCTACCTCCGCAAGAAATTGAAAGGCTTGAAGGCGAAGACCCAATGAACCCAAACTACGTTCAGTTTCAGTGGAACTCTGGTGGTATGACCTTCGAGAACTGGCAGGTTGCTCACTTCCGTATTCTCGGTAATGATAAGTTTGCTCCATACGGAACATCTGTGCTCGAGCCTGCTCGTCGTATTTGGCGACAACTTACAATGCTCGAGGACGCTATGATGGCTTACCGTATTGTTCGAGCACCAGAAAGAAGACTTTTTAAAATTGATGTTGGAAACATTGCACCAGAAGATGTAGAGCAATATATGCAGAAGGTCATGACTCAAATGAAGCGTCACCAAGTTGTTGACCCAACCACTGGTCGTGTTGATCTTCGTTATAACCCTCTTTCAATTGAAGAAGATTATTTCATTCCTGTTCGTGGTGGATCTGCTTCGGACATTTCAAACTTGCCCGGATCTTCATACAATGGCGGGATTGACGATGTAAAATACCTTCGCGACAAATTATTTTCCGCACTAAAAATTCCACAATCTTATCTGTCAATGGGAGAAGGAGCAACCGAGGACAAGACTACCCTTGCTCAGAAAGATATTCGTTTTGCCAGAACTATTCAAAGACTTCAACGAGTTGTTATTGCGGAGCTAGAAAAAATTGGAATTATCCATTTATTTACTCTTGGCTTTCGTGGGGATGATTTACTCTCCTTCAAGTTGGCCCTCAATAATCCATCAAAGATCGCAGAACTTCAAGAACTTGAACATTGGGACAAAAAGTTTGCTGTTGCCGGAAACGCAACGGAAGGATTCTTCTCCAAGCGCTGGATTGCTGAGCACATGTTCGGTATGTCTGCTGACGAGTTTATTCGCTGTCAGAGAGAAATGTTCCATGATCGTAAGTTTGGCGCTGCCCTTGAGGCCGCTGCTCAACCAGATGAAGCAGCAGCAGGTGGCGATGCCGGAGGCGGCCTTGGCGATTTGGGCGGTGATCTCGGTGGTGATGATCTTGGCGGCGACCTCGGTGGTGGTGACGATCTTGGCGACCTTGGCGGAGGTGAAGACACACCAGAGCCGGCAGCAGAGCCGGCCGGCGATGAAGGAGAGACGACGTTATTGGCTGAACCACCCGCCAAACGTGATGACGATGCAAGGCCACGAGGTCGATATGAAATGAAGAAAAAGCCTCGCAAATCAAGACGAGGACAACAGATGTCTAATGTCGCAACAGGCGGCGAAGTTCGTGGCTCAACAGCTAGAACAACATTTCCCGGCAAGTCAGGATATGGCGGCCTTGACTCGTTAGCCAAAGGCATGTTCCAAGAAAACCAACAAAATGAGAACTTGGAAGAAGAGAAACTATTTACTCTAAGCAATGATGTAAAGCATTTGCTTGAAAGTTTAGTGAAGAAGGAAGATAAGCATGAAGCACAATAAGAAAAGAAACACCGCTTTTCTTTACGAATGCTTAGTAAAAGAATTAACAAAAGCAATCGTTCGTAATGATAATGATCTTAAAACAAAGATTACCGAGGTTATAAAAGAAAACTTTAAGAAAGGAACAATTCTTAAGAAAGAACTTGATATTTATAATTCACTTCTTGAAGGAACAGGGCAGTCAGAATACGCAAAATCTCTCCGTGTTATTTACGAGATCAAAAAAGATTATGACAGCCTTGACCGTAAAGCCGTATTCAACGCTCAGACCAAACTTATCAAGCAAATCAACGAATCTTTTAATTCCGCAATTTGGAATAACTTTATCGGAAACTACAAGAACATGGCGACAGCCGATATGTTCTTCAAGCAAGAGAAACTACCAGCAAAGAAGCGATTACTTATCGAGCACAGAGTTGTCGAGTTTAGAAGAGAGACTCTTGTCGAGTCCAAGATGAAGCACATCGACAACTTAACATATAAAACCTTTGTCAATAAGTTCAATGATACCTATGCCGAGTCTCTTCGCAAAGAACAGAGAGAGCTTTTAACGAATTTTATTATTTCGTTCTCGGACAATGGCGTGGGTCTTAAGTCGTTTATTAATGAAGAGATTCATCGTCTTCGATCTTCCCTTCAAACCTTGACCGAAGGCGCCTATGCTCAAAATGCCTCAAAAGTTGTCGATAAACTTGAAAGTTTTAAGAAGAGAAGGTTAGACGAACAAATGCTTAGGGACCTATTTTACATTCAAGATTTAGTGCATGAGGTGATAAAAAATGGCAATTAACGTTACAATTGCAGGTGCTCCCGAAGGTCCACCTGAAGATGTAGGTGTTGATGTTGAAATATCAGATCCACCAAAAATCAAAGTCACAGTTCCTGATCCTAATCTTTACGAAGTAAAATTTAAGTTAAATATTCGAGAAGCACACAATGGCGACCTCATGATCTTCGATCACCCAGACATTGATATTGTTGTAATGGTCGAGAAGAAAAAAGTTGTCACATTTGCAAAAGATTTGGCAACCGATATCGTTTATGGAACATCGTCTCGCCTCATGGAGCGCCTGCGAACCAAAGGCATCATTGCATATGAGACTATTCAAGGCGGCAATGTTTACGGATCACTTGAAGGGCAATTGCTCGAGATGAAGAATCCCGAGATGAAAGATAAAATGTTTCCTCTTATTCTCAATCAAATCTCTGAGTGGATCGAAAGCGAAAGGCCTTACTTCGAGACTGTTCATGAATACGAGCAAATGTATGATGATTCTCTAACACATCCGGACAAAGAAGATTCAACCGAATTAGGCAAGGTGCCACAAGATGCAAAGAAAGGATCTATTGAACCTTATATCTTTGGTGCTTATCCTTATGGTGGATATTATTACTAGAGGTAAAAATGAACGTAAATTTTTTAGAACTTGATGTTGGTTGGTTGTGGTTTATTCTGGCCGCATACGGGCTGACTCAAATACTTGTATATGGCTCAATCTTCGATCAGATTCGTCCTGCTAAGGACGCTTATCGTGGATGGGGTAAAGTATGGCACTGCCCTATGTGTATGGGATTTTGGGTTGGAGCCCTTTTATTTACGTTAAACGGCTTTACAGAACTATTTACATTTGATTATACATTCGCAAACTTTCTAATTTGTGGGTGGATGGCATCAGGCACATCATATTTTTTAAGTATGCTTGTGAACGATGATGGCATTAAGATTAACCAAGGAGCAAAAAATGAATAAGAAATGGATGTTACAACCAGTTCGTCGCTGTTGCAGCGGATCTTAACTCGGGCGGGTTGCGCCCGCTTTTCTTTTGAGGATACAAAATGTCTAAACAACTTTTACAAGAATTTTACGAACTATGCCCCAACGGGATGTGCCCCGATCTCTTGACTGAACGAGAGAAGCGGGAGATCTCTAATGGTGCTATGTATCTTACCGGACGTATCCAAACCGCCGACAAACAGAACGGAAATGGTCGAGTTTATCCTTACGACGTTTTAAGTCGTGAATTGAAGAACTACAAAAAAGTAGTTGATGATAATCGTGCTTGTGGCGAACTTGACCACCCAGATGATTCCGTTGTGAATCTTAAAAATGTCTCTCATATTGTTACAGATGTCTGGTGGGAAGGCAAGGATGTCATGGGCAAAATTAAAGTTCTTGACACTCCATCCGGAAGAACATTGAAAGAACTAATTAATGCCGGAGTGAAGTTAGGCATTTCTTCAAGAGGCCTTGGTTCGGTTCGTGAGAGTATGGGAAAGACTGTTGTCGAGAATGATTTTCAATTGATCTGCTTCGACATTGTTTCTGAACCATCAACTCCGAATGCCTTCGTTTATCCAAAGAATTACAAAGCTGATCCAATCAGGATGCGAGAACACAAAGAAAATAAAATTGATAATTTATTTAACAAAATTTTAAAGGATTAATATCATGAGTTATTCAAGCTATGGTAAACAACAAAAACTATTTGAAAACTGGCGTAAGTTTTTAAAAGAAAACGAGAAGGTAGATGCCTTTATAGCCGGCGCTGATAAAGGTCTTCATGATTATACCGCTTTATTGAAGAAGATTGCATCTGATGAAGAATTTAGAAAACTTGCTTTGTCTGGACAATCTGATGCTGGTGGCCCCGCTGATGAAGCTATATCTGTATCAAGTGGCGAACCTGTCGCAGCAAAAAATTTAGTTCCGACTCAATTTGATATTGACTTAGAAAAATCACTTGGAGATCAAATGATCAATAGATTCAGCGGTACAGAATATGCTCTAGAAGATACAGTAACAATGGGTTCGAAAGAAGGTCGTATACCGATTTTAGTCTTTGATGGAAAATATATTTTAGATGGTCATCATCGATGGTCACAGGTCGTAATGACTAATCCAGAAGCTATGATGACTATTGATAATCTGTCAGCACCAGCATTTGGCTCCGGACAAAAAGGGGCCGAAAAAGCATTGAAAGCAACTCAATTAGCAATTGCCGCTCTTGCTGGAAATGTTGTTACAAACGATACAAAAATCAATTTATTAACAGTAAAACCAGAACAAATTAAAAATTATGTTTTAGAAAGAATAAGCGATGAAGTATTGCAAATGTTGCACAATGCTGGTAAAATTAGCGAACCAACAAAAGAAGCTGCTGCTGAAATGTACGCAAATAATCTCATCGGCCTACAGCAAAGAGAAAAAGGAAAATTCCAAAGAAAACTCGGCATGCCTCAAGCAGCAGATTCAGGCACAAAGCAGGCTTTAGTTAACAAGGCATTAGAACAAGGTAAAGTTAATTTCGATAATCCACAAAAATCTGATTTAAAAAAAATGAGGAAAAATGAATAAAAACGAATTAAAAAAAGTATTGAAGCCGCTGATCAAAGAGTGCATCAAAGAAGTTATGTTCGAAGATGGAACTCTTTCTTCGATTATCGCAGAGGTCATGAAGGGTACACAACAATCACCCACTCAGCCAATTGTAGAGCAGCAACAATATCAACCGCCACAACCTCGCTTGGAAACCGATGAGGAGGCCAAAGCAAGACTTGCGGCAAAAAGAAAAACTCTAATGGACTCCATTGGAAAAGATGCCTATAATGGTATCAATCTTTTCGAAGGAACAACACCAGCCCCCGCACCTACAAATACACAAGGACAGGGCGCTCTTAGCGGAGTCGCTCCAAACGACGCTGGTGTTGACATTTCCAAATTAATGAATAAAACATCTGCCATTTGGCAGAAAATGAACGAGAAAAAGTAATGGGACACAACTACGAATATAAGATCAAAAAAGGCGAACCAGTCGAGAGAGCCGTAAAGAAGTTTTCAAGAAAATGCAAAAAACTTGGAATCATCCAAGAGTGCCGTGATAGAAGACATTACATGAAGCCATCTGTTAAAAGACGATTGGCTAAGAAAAGAGCAATTGCGAGACACAGAAAGGAAATGGCGAAACGACGCCGTTAAACTATTTAATACGATAGGAGATTAGAGATGTCATCAAGTTTTATATATTCGGTTGGCCTGAATAACGTTGGTTCGTATCAAGCATCTGGTGCGCCTTTTGTTACATCATCTGCAATACCGGCATCCGGAACTGTTTTTCACAAAATTGAGTTTCCATATGTAACTAAAGAAATTACAATTCTTAATCATGCGCCAACTACAAAACCAATTAGGCTTAGTTTTTCTGAAAGAGGCATGAGAGATGACGTTAAAAATTACATTCTCATTGGATCATCAATCGATGGTGGACCAACAACCCTTAATGTAAAGGCGAGTGCTCTTTATCTTATGAGTGATGATAGTACTGCTACATATGAAGTTTCTGTTTATGCATCTTTAACAAATATTAATATTGGTAGAGTCGAGGGCGCATCTCCTTCCGGTTCTAACTGGTCTGGTTCTATCGGAGTAGGTTAATGGCTGAATTCGGCTGGGCTTATATTGAATGCGATAGTACTGGTGGAGGCACCTCCGGAGCAGGTCCTACGGGATCTATTCAGTTTTTGCATGCTGGGACAGATATTACTGGTTCTTCTAGATTAGTTTTCAACACTGGTTCATCGGCCGAAACTGACGCCACTTTGCCAGAGTTAACTCTAAAAGGCACATTAACTGTTAGTGGCACAATAAATGCTGATGAACTTAATATTAATGTGACCAATAAGACAGTCACAAATATTGATGTATCTGGATCGACAAAGTTCGGAGACACAGAAGATGATTTTCATCAATTCACCGGTAGTGTTAGCATAACCGGCGGAGTGTACTTTTCTTATTACAGATTAACTGCCACCAGCCACACAGTGGGCCCGGCAGATTATATTATTGGATATTCAGCCAGTGAAGGTACAACGATCACACTGCCTGCTGCTAATGTCTTTCCGGGTAGAATTATTGTTATTAAAGACGAATTTGATTTTAGTGGTGGTCGGCCCGAGACACCAACAGACCAAATTGCTATTTCAAGATCTTCAAGCGATACTGTTGACCATGGAACATTCGTTGGTCTTTCTGGTGACAATGCTTCTGTAACTCTTTATTCTGATGGTGGAACTAATTGGTTTATTATCTAGATAATATTTATTATGAGGAATAACTCATGGCTTATAACATATTATCTGGAAATGTTGGCGAAAGTGCCTTAATATTATCGGGCGCCTTTAGTGGTGCATACGATGGTGATGGCACTGACATTATCAATGTTAGTCATGCAGAACAAACAAACGCTGACGAAGGTAGAATTCCTTATTTCTTTGGCGCTGCTCCGACATCTCAAGTCGGAGAATTTAATTTAAAGGGAAATATAAATTTCACTTTTGATCAAGGCACCGATACATTTTCAACAAGAACTGGTTCATTTACTCATCTTTCTGTGAGCGAACCAGTATCAGGGAATATTGCAACAACTTCTTATTTGGGAATTGATCCTTCTGGTAGAATTGTTGTTACATCTTCAGCAGGAGGCGGCGGTGGCGGCTCAGGCCAAGCAGCAGGACCTACCGGCTCTTTACAGTTCTTAACTGGATCGAACTCAACGAGCGGCTCAGCAAATCTTTTGTTCTTGAGCGCTAGTAATACTCTTGTATTGACTGGGACACTTGATGTGAGCGGCACCATCAATGCAAATGAACTAAATATCAATGTCACCAACAAAACTGTCATTAATCTAGAAGCATCTGGATCAACTAAGTTTGGAGACACAGATGATGATACTCACCAATTTACAGGAAGTATTTTAGTAAACGGCAGTATTATCAGGGCAAGAGAATCTGTAACGTCTTCTCCTTACACAATATCTGCGACGGATTATGTTATTGGTGTTGATACTGCGACAATTGGTGCTGCGAGTACGATTAATTTGCCTGTTGCCAATACACTTCAAAACGGACAGTTCTTCATAATCAAAGACGAGGGCGGAGATGCCCAAACATACAATATCAAGATCACTGCCTCTGCTGCTGATTTGATTGATGGTGTTTCAGAAGTTTACCTAGAGTCGCCATATGGAGCCATAAGTATCTATACAAATGGCTCAGATAAATTCTTTATATACTAGCGGTCACTTACGACATTTATGTCCTATTTATTACAGCGCCAGTGGTGTCGGTTGGATCCCGTATTCATCGGCATCACACGCCATGGCGCGTTTTTATGGAGGATATAAATTATGGCTTATAAATTTCAAATTGGTGCAGCGCAACTCTCGGGTAATTTAACTCAAGAGGGCACCGTTGTAGGTGAATCTACAATTTCTGGTTCGTCTACTCTTTCAGGTTTCGATCTTGTTATTCAAGACGGAAAAACCATTGGTGTTAATGGTGACACCAACCTTATGACTCTTGCAGCAAATTCTGTTGATGTTGAAGGTGATGTTTCTGCTTCACTTGGTTTTGATGGCTTGGATCTTCAAATTGAAGACGGAAAAACCATTGGTTCTAGAAGTGATACCAGTCTTATTACTTTAGACAACAATGCAATCACACTTGGTGCTAATAACACAGACGTTTCAACATTCAGTTCACAAGCAACTGCTTCTGCTGGTTTCACCGTTAACGGCTCAGGTCACACTGGTCTTATTGTTGGTGCTTCTGGTGAATTCCAAGTTACCGTTGCAGATGGTGCTATCTCAACCTCTGGTGATGTTTCTGGTTCTGCGTTCTTTATTAACGCAGGTTCTGATGCAGAAATCGCTCAAAACTGGCTTCCAGATGTTGACAACTCACTTAACTTAGGAGACGCTACTAAGCGTTGGGCTAATATTTACGTTGAAAATGTTGTTGGTGCTGTCATTAATGTTGAAACAAGAACATATACTTCTACTGCCACTATCGGTTCTAGCGTTGGTTTTGCTATTGCAAACAGTGCAACCGCTTTCCAGTTAGACCTTCCTGCTGGTGCAGACGGTAAAGTTGTTAGAATTAAAAGCATCAATAATGGTGCTATTACACTTTCTGCTTCTGTTGCTGGTGAGACTATGGCTGATGAAACCAATGGCGATCTTCTTGTTCTTGAAGCAAAAGGCGCTGCTGTAACCTGTGTATTCTCAGGTTCTGCTGGTGCTGGTGACTGGTACATTATCTAATCTTCGGATTGGATTTTTGTCCTATTCTTTCTTGGAGGTTGCCTTCGGGCAACCTCCCTTTTTATTATCAAATGCCTAATTATGGATAAGGCGAGGATTATAGAATGGCATATAAATTTTCAGTAGGACCTCAAGTTATTGGGGACCTTAAGGCTAAGGACGACACTCAAAGAGATACTGCGATTGATTTTGGCGAAGACCAGATTGAATTTCAGACATCTGGGTCTGTTCGTCTTCAGATAGATAATCAACATATTTCGTCTTCTTTGGGAATATCCGGTTCGACTTTTTATTTTGCTGACTCAATCAAGATCGCAGGAGCGCCGCCGGGCGAAGATACTGTTATTGATAATCAAGGAAACTTTTATGGAAGCTCTATCGATGTTGGGACCGTATCGGGTTCTAACATTGTAATTACAGATAGTGGGAGCCCTGTCTATCAATTGCCAGATGCTGATGGCAATGCCGACGAAGTTATAGCAACAGATGGAGGTGGTAATCTTTCATACAGACCTGTTGATGAATTAGGGGCTGCTTCTTTTCTTCATTATGGCTATAATCCTAGTTTTTCAAACTCTACGCCCATTGAGACCACAACTGTTAATGGATCTACAAATGATTACGGATATAGAATGCCGCTAAGTGGAACGATAACACATTTAACATGCCAATTTCAATTTAATGCTTCTGACGGCTCAACTTACGAGTTTATCGGAGGAGTCTATAAAAACAATCAATTAGTAGATTCTGGTTCAATGTCTATAACAAAAGCCGGTGGTGGTAGTGGTGCCACGGGATTTGTAAAAGCATTTGATCCCCCAATTAGTTTCGACCCGGGTGAGACAATCACGGTTAAGGTTAATTTTGATCAGACAGGTATTAGTGCCGATGATCTCGCAGCACTAGTCAGAATTATAACAAAAGTTTAAAACGAGTAGGTAAACATGTCATATAATATTTTAAAAAGCAAAGTCAATTTTGTTGGAGACGATACACCAGAAATTGAAGGGATGGTTGATACATCTTCAGATCAAACAATCAACGGCCAAAAGACATTCACAGATCTATCAGCAAGTTCAATTTCGGTCGATAGTGTTGTTTCTCACACTGGTGATAGTGATACTAGAATATCCTTTGAGACAGACAGAATTCAGTTTTTTGGTGAAAATGTTGAGTTATTCACGATTTATGGAAACCTTAATCCTGATCGTGTGCAAGTTCAAACAGGCAATCTCACCCTTCCGAATGGAAATATAGGGATCGGAGTTTCCGTACCAACATTTGAACTTGAGGTCGACGGCGACATATCCGGTTCCGGAACATTTCACAATGTTGGTAATGCCACATTCGGAGGCGATATATCAATAACTGGTGCTTTTAATGGTGACGGATCTGGTATAACAGGCGTTACTGCTGACAGTATTTTGGCTGCAAATCTTATAGGACAAATATCTGGATCTCAAATATCAGCATCGACTGGCCTGACCACCGATGGCAATAACCTCGCAGTAGATCTTAAATCACAAGGAGCGCTCGCAGACGATTCCGGACTGAAAGTTGATATTGGAAACAGTACAACGACAACTTATAACAATGCATATAGCATTCTTGTATCCGGAAGTGCAATAGAAAACAGAAGTATGGCTCTTACTTCTTTAGAAGGCGGTATTAGTTTAGATGCGGCTCGAATCTCTTCCGGAAAACTAGACAACGCTAGAATGCCCGATAATATTAACGTATCACAATTGAGCGCAAGTACAACAATATCGGGTGCATATTTTGAAGGCGATGGCTCGGGCTTAACAGGCGTAACAGGCAACCCAACACCCGGAGGAGCAAATACAGAGATTCAATTTAACGATGATGATTCTTTAACAGGATCTCCAGATCTGACATTTTTTACAGGATCTCAAACATTAGCAACAACAAATATATCTGCTTCTTCGAATATCTCTGGTTCATCTTTGTATCTACAAGAAGAGATTATAGTCGGAGGGCAGACGTTTTTAGATATTGAGGGTGATGTCAGTGGAGGCAATGCTTCTTTTATAGAAATCACAGCATCAAGCGAAATATCATCTTCTAGTGACATTTATGCTGAGAACTTCCGAGGAAACGGAAGTACCCTTAACAATGTTCCGTTGGTACAATCTAACGGTGCTTCTGTTGTTTTTATTGACAATGCAGGAAACCAAACAATAACTTCAAACGCTAACTTCAGGTACAATGGAAGTGACGTCTTCAATGATGCCGGTGGGTTTTCTGGTTCTGCTGATCTTCAAGTCGGAGGACATATAAGCGGATCGGGCGACCTTAAATTGCTTAATGGCGATCTTTATCTTGCAGGCACCTCGAGAATTTTCTTTGATGGAGATGATGGCACTATTGATGTGTTTATGACTGAGCGAGCCGGCGGAAATGGCATAATAATGGACGGTAAAAATAGAATAAGATTTAAAGCAGATCAATATGTTATTTTTGAAGCACCAGATTCAACAGAGCCGATTCTTGTTGATTTTAATTCTAGTCCATATCAACTTGAATTATTGATGGCCTTATCTTCGTCTCAGCATATTTCCGCCTCTGCGTATGCCACTGCCGGAGGAACTGTAATAACAGATGAGGGTAACTTCCAAGGCAACAATGCATTTTTCAATGAGATCACGGGATCTTCTTTGTTTCTTGAATCTGATTCGGCTGGCACCGCACCGCAAATACATATTCATGAGGATGATACTGAATATGGTAGAATAAGTTTCACGAATAATGCCGATACAAGCGGTCAAATTGGGGCCGTCTCCCACGAGTGGACTTTAGCAGGTAGTTCATCAGCACAAGGATCTCCGACAGACGCACAATTTAACATTTTCTACGGAGACGCTCAAGGGAATGGGAACGGTGCAGACATACTTACAATAAATGGTAGTGGCAGTGTACAACTTCAAGGCATATTAGGGCTCAACTGTAGGAATTTTGATGGTACTGATAGAACTGATCCTTCGAGCGTCAATGACCATGCACACATATATTCTAAAATTGTTACTGGTCACGCTGAGGTTTTTGTGCGAGATTCAAATGGCAACGTGACACAAATCTCTCCTCACACTCCGGAAGGCGAATGGCAATATTTCTCGAGAAACACGCGAACAGGAAAAGTTGTAAGAGTTAATATGGAGAGAATGATTCGAAAACTAGAGGAAATTACAGGCGAATCATTTATGGAAGAATGGTATGAAGATCCTACCGATCTGACTCCATAGACCCAGAACAATACTAATCTTCCTTTTCCTATCATAAACACTATTTACTTGTGATATAGTATTTCTAGGAGAAATTGAATGTCTTCAATGTTAGAACAAGCAATTGTTGATGCAACCGCACTTCGCGAGGCGGCACTTAAGAATGCCGAGCAGGCAATTATTGAAAAGTATGCACCTCAAATAAAAGAGGCAGTTGAGTCATTGCTTGAAGGCAATGATTCTCAAATTGGTGTTGGCTCATATGTTCGCCATATGGGGTCAAATCAAATTGGGAAAGTTCATCAAATCGATGAGGACGGAGTCCAAGTTGAAGGCCGTGACGGCAAAGTATTCCTTGCCGAAATGGATGAACTTGAAGAAGCCGATATGCTTCATGAAGAAGAAATGGCAATGGGTGCTGTTGCGACATCTGCAACTCCATCTGCTCCGATTGCTTCTGCTCCTCAAAATATTGTGGATCCACACTCTCAAGCCGAACTATCAATGGAATTCGAATTTGATCCTTCCGATTTTGAAATCGACCTTGATGCTGTAAAGGCTGCTGCTGAAGCGGATCCTACATCTGCTGGTGAAGAACCAATGGCAACTGACGATCTTCTTGGAGACCTTGGTGGAGATGAAGGCGAAGATGACCTTCTTGGTGACCTCGGTGGAGAAGATGAAGAACTAACACTTCAAGAGATGATTGACATGGTCTCTGATATTCTTGAAGAAGATAAAGAAGAAATTAATGAAGAACTCGTTGTTGATGTTTCTGAACAAAAGCACGGTCATATTGTGACCGATGAAGGAACTCTTAGATACGACGAAGAACTCCGTAAAGCAAATCAAGAATGTGACATGTATAAAGAGAAATACGGAGAACTTGAAGAATCTTTCAAGAAAGCAAACGAAGATTCACATAAACTTTTAGAAGTTGTAGAACAACTTAAAATTAAACTTGATGAAGCATTGGTTTCTAATGCTCGTCTTGTTTACTCAAATAAAACTTTGAGCGATGCCTCCCTGAATGAGCGACAAAAATCTAAAATTGTTGAAGCCATCGCTAAGGCAACATCTGCTGAAGAAGCAAAGACTCTCCACGAGACTCTAACTGCTACAGTGGGATCCTCTGCAAAGAAAGGTCCACAATCACTGAGCGAGTCTGTGAATAGAAGATCCAATCTTTCAGCAATTATGCCTAGGCGCAAAGAAAACGTGGTTACCGAGTCCATGTCTTTCGCTGACAGAATGAAAAAACTCGCTGGCATTGATTAATCATTTATGGAGGTATTAAAAATGTCTATTGTACAAACCCTTACAGAAGGTATTGTCCAACGCGATATGGCGAAGGAAGGACAAGCCCTCTTAAACAAGTGGGGTCAAACCGGTCTTCTTGAAGGTCTTTCAAACGATCATCAAAGAAGCAACATGGCCCGTCTTCTTGAAAACCAAGCAAAGGAACTTCTTCGCGAATCGTCTGCAATGGCAAGCGGTGATGTTGAAGGTTTCGCTGCTGTGGCTTTCCCAATCGTTCGTCGTGTATTCGCCGGACTTATCGCTAACGATCTTGTTAGTGTTCAGCCTATGAGCCTTCCATCTGGACTCATCTTCTTCATGGACTTTAAGTTCTCTGACAACAGCCCTGCTGGTGTTGCAGATCGTCTTGGATATGAAACTGGTGAATCTCTCTATGGTGGCGGCAAATTGGCTTCTCAAATCACCGGTGGTGTGGACCTTTCTCGTGTTCGCGATCTTGGTGGTGGTCCTCGTGGACTTAATAATGGTTACGCTTCTGCTACTGGTTCTGCTGTTGCTGCTCTTGCAAGCGCAGTTTTGGTTGCATCTGGTACTGCCGGTGCTGCTGCTGGAGAAGGTGATAACCCACTTTCTGCTGCTGATCAAGCAACTCTTGATTCTTTGACTCAATATGATGCCGACCTTGCTGGTTTCCCTGTAATCGTTATGGAATTTACAGGTTCAGCAGATTTGGCTCAATTTGTAGTTGACAATGTTACTGCTATCTCTTCTTCGGCAACTGCTGCTGCACAGCACGTACGTCGTTGTACTAGAATTGGATCTGGCTCGGTTACACAACTTCCGGGCGAAAGTGGCTACAGATTTACCATGGTATATGCTGGTGCTACTACGTCAACAACCCTTGAAGCAAACGGTTTGGGAACAAGTCTCATTGCGATCACTGGTGCAACCGTTAATGTATCTTTCCCAATCGATGATGATCTCGTCGCTGGAAATGGTCTTGGATCTATCAAGGGCGATGACCTTTGGGATCTCGAGAACAACGAAAGAATTCCAGAAATCGACATTAAAGTTGATTCTGTAGCGATCACCGCAGAAACCAAGAAGTTGAAAGCAAAGTGGACCCCAGAATTGGGACAAGACCTCAACGCTTATCACAACTTGGATGCTGAGGTTGAATTGACTTCTATTCTTTCAGAGCAAATTGCACTTGAACTTGATCGTGAGATCATGACCGACCTTATCGTTGGTGCAACTGCTGGTACTTTCTACTGGTCTCGTTCACCGGGTCTTTTCGTAAATCGTACCACTGGTGAAGAAGTTGGTGCTTCTGCGAAGGCTCCTGACTTCACCGGTACTGTGTCTGAATGGTATGAGACTCTCATTGAAACCATCAATGATGTTTCTGCTCAAATCCATAGAAAGACACTTCGAGGTGGTGCTAACTTTGTTGTTTGTGGTCCTGAGATCGCTAACATCCTTGAATTCACCGCTGGCTTCCGTGCAAACGTTACTGCTGATGCCGACAAAGGCGACATCGGTGCTGTTAATGTTGGTTCGCTTAGCCGTAAGTTCGACGTTATTGTGGATCCTTACTTCCCACGTACCGTCCTTCTTGTTGGTCGCAAAGGAAACTCTTTCCTTGAAAGTGGTTACGTATATGCTCCATACGTTCCGTTGCAAACCACACCTACCATCTTCGGGCCAGAGGACTTCGTTCCTCGTAAGGGTGTAATGACTCGTTACGCTAAGAAGATGGTCCGTCCTGATATGTACGGTCTCGTTATCGTTCGAGGACTTCTTGGTGAGTCTGGGGCCTAGTTTTTAAACTAGTGTTCTCTCACTACCCAGCCCCTCGGTCTTCGGATCGGGGGGTTTTTCTTTGTTTTTAACTATTTATTGTATAATTTAGGAGTTATAAAATGGGTAAGTCTTTTAAAAGATATAAACTTAGAAAAAAACTAGAAGCACAAAATCAGTCTGAAGTAGCGGCTGCACCTGTTGTTGAAGCACCACCAGAGCCAGAGCCAGCCCCAGAGCCAGTTGTTGAGAAAGCAGCAGAGAAACCCAAAGCAGAAAAGCCCAAAAGAACAAGAAGAAAGAAAACAACTAAAGCCGCTGAAAAGTAAAAGGGAAACAACACCCTCTTTTAACTATTTACTATGATCGGAGGGTTCATGCATGGCATTTCCAACTTTAACACCTACTTCTCAACAATCAGCAATTGTTCTTCCCTCAACCGGATCGGCAGATGATGTTCTTTCATCTCTGCCTTTTGGTATTTATACAACCGGTTCTTTTATATCTGGTGCTGTAGATCAGGTTGCATATACATACCGCAAGTTAGGCGGTGACATTCTTGATCTTGAGATCAAAGCAGAGAATGTCTATGCAAATTATGAAGAAGCAGTATTAGAATATTCTTATATTGTCAATCTTCATCAAGCAAAAAATACACTAGGATCTACATTAGGAAATCCAACTGGGTCTTTTAATGAAGACGGTGCTGTTATCGATGGTCAAACAGGTGTTGAGTTAAAATATCCAAAGTTTAATTTTGGTTATGCGTTGAAAGTAGGCCAACAGTTCTCGCACGAAGCCGGAATTGGTGGAACTCTTCCAATCTATTCAGCTTCTTTTGATACAGTCGTAGATCAACAAGACTATGATCTCCAAGCAATCGTTTCTTCATCGGCAGAAGCCGGTGGTGTTCCCTACGAGGACATCGATAGAACAAAAAGAATTGTTATCAGAGACGTATTTTATCTTTCTCCTCGACAAATGTGGAGATTCTATGGTTATTATGGTGGTCTCAACGTTGTTGGGAACCTTCATTCGTACGGACAGTTCGCAGATGACTCAACATGGCAGGTTGTTCCCGTTTGGCAGAACAAAATGCAGGCAATTCAATACGAAGATCATCTCTATACACGCACATCTCACTATTCATATGAGATTATTAACAATAATCTTCGACTTTTCCCACCTCCCGACTCTGTTTCACCAGAAAAGTTCTGGTTTCGGTTCTCAATTCGCGAATCAACATGGACTGATGAGTATAATGACGGTCAGGATGGCGTAAACAACATGAATACGCTTCCATTTGAGAATATTCCTTACGAAAACATCAATTCAATTGGTAAGCAATGGATCAGACGCTTTGCCTTAGCACTAAGCAAGGAAACATTAGGCCAAGTTCGCTCAAAATTCGGCAATAATGTGCCAATTCCCGGTGACAATGTAACTCTTAATGGTTCTGACCTTCTTAGCCAAGCAAAAGAAGAACAAGACAAATTACGCACAGAATTGAAAGAACAATTGGATCTAATGACATACGATAAACTTATCGAGACAGACAAAAACATTGTCGACAACACAAACGCAATTCAAAAACAAGTTCCTCTTGGAATCTTTGTGGGGTAATCATGAAAATCAAAATCAATAAAAAGCAAGTTTTAAGCGAAATAACCGAAGAAGAATATGACTTTGTTTCGGAAGCATTAGAGATCCCTCCAAGCGAACTGCCTTTCTCAAACATCTTCGGAGACAGATACCGAGTTCTTGGAAACTTTGAGGTTGTAACCGACGAACATCCTTTGAGCAAAGTTATTAAGTTTCTTACTGATAATGGCTGGACTTTTAACACTCCAAAGCCGCCAAAAGAATTTAATTTTACGAAGACATACGATTTGGTCGCAGCAGACAGAAATGATCGTACCAAATTTGACAAAAACGTCAAGTCTGTCACTAAAACCATCGGCTTACAAAAATTGATGCAAGATATGAACAAGGCCATGACTCAATCAATGCCCAATTCATTTGCTGATTATGAAAAACTAAGAGAGGAAGCAAAAGAGTTAAACAAATCCTTTCTCGCAGCCGAAGGCGAAGAACAAGAAAAACTTAAAGACCAAATACAAATAAACTTGTATAAGCAGGTTGACATAGGCAAGCGGATGAGAAACTATATGAACAAGTATCTCAACCCAAAGCGAAGCCATCTTTCTTTTTATCATTATGGCGAGGAAGGAGCAGCATTAGGAAAAAGACTGAGAGCAGGACTTGCAGAACACATGCCCTTGTTTGCCGACCAAGCTGCTCTTTTCAAAATGCAACAATCAATTGATAAACTGTTTGCGCCGGCTTATGTAATCTTTTCACGACATCCTATTGACGTTTTCAGAATGTCTGACTTTACAAAGATCACATCTTGCCACTCTCCTCCATCAATGAAAGGAGAAGATAAATTTGACCAATTCAACATTTGTGCTCTTGCAGAGGCTTATGCGAACGGAATGATCTCTTATGTTGTAACAGCAGAAGAATTTGAAAAGAATGAGATGGAACCAACTCAACAAACACTCGACGAGTATGAAGACGATGAATTGTTTTATGATTCCGAACGCGGAGAGGGCGTCCTTGAACCAAGATCACGAATTCGAATTAGACGAACAGCATACACAGATCCAGACACCAACAATGTGATTCCACTTGCCGTTCCCGATCAAAAAGTTTATGGTCTTGATACCGGCGGTTTCAAAGAGTATGTGAGAAGTTACATCGCAAACATTCAAAAAGCCGACCTTGAAAAGATTTTTCAAACTGAAGTTGAAGGCTTCCAAGACGGTTCAACCTTGCTTAGCATTGATAATTTTGAAAGATTTGGTGGAAGCTACGAGGACAACGGAATGGCTGTCCGTGATAATCTTCCTATGATGTTCGCCTCCGCCCTTGATATTGACCCGCTTAAGATTATAGCATCCGGATATTTGAAATACGATAGGTCTCTTCAGAATGAACTTGAATCAAAAGCAGATGAAGAATTTGGAGCGAGCATAGAAGATGTGCAGCGTGATGTGGAAAGAATCGCACGAGATGCTGGTAGAAGACAAGCATGGTATTTTGATATCGAGGTTGGCGACATAAATGGTGTTCCGTCAATTGACGAGGTTGGTCTTGTAGTTTATGCCACTCTCCCAGAAGATGTCGATGTCGCAAACAACTTCAGCAAGATCAATGAAATCTTTGAGGATTACATAGATTATTTCTCTTTGCCTTGGGCGAACTTTGATCAAGTTGAGCCAGAAGAGATTGCAGTCTATGCCGCCGGTAATGTAGATGATTCAAATTTCTCATCTCCGTTTGTAAGAATCAGGTACCCTGATCTTCAGTTCATGTCTCGCATGGCGACAGGAGAGCGGTTCAGTGTTGATGATTTGGCAAACCAACTCGCTCAACTCACAGAAAGCAGCAGAGATGGCGGAATGTCTATTGCTCTCGCCACGGATCCTTATGTTGAGGACGGCTTTGATACAATCGCCACAACAATTCTTGGAGTTACAGGCTTCGTTGATGATTCGGACTTTTATTTACAACAGGTTGCTATTGAATACTCTGTTCAACAATACAAAGAGTGGGATGAACAAACCCAAGCTTATGATTACATCGGGCCTTTTGAAATACAAACCGATGTTACATTTACAAGCACTCTTTCAATTGATCTCTCCGTTCTTCAAGAGAGAGGCGAATATACTCCAAAGCAAGCCGCTGCTCTTCTTATAATGCTGGGAGAGGACGAGACCCTACAAAAGTTTTTAGTTACAGAGATTAACAAAGAATGTCAAATCGCTGCTGGTGATGGCGACAGTTGGCAAGGCACAGTTATTCCATTCACGATTGAAGGCCCCAGTAATTACAGTTCTGTTGAAGAGATCTTTG